TACACTTAAAGAAGTTGAACAATTTAATAAAAAATTACAAGCAGATAAAACAAGTTTAAATAATAGACTAGGTAAGCATGATATAGGTAATCTTGCAGAAAACAAACCTGGTCTAGTAGAAAAGATTATAAACAAAGCAAGTAATAGTGCTGCAAGATGTATGGAGATTGCGTCTGGTAGTCCACTAACAGAGGAGGAGTTAAATGGTACGCCAAATAGGGAATGTCCTAGCTTTTGGTCTAATAGCAATACTGTTAAGTAGTTGTGCTTCTAGTGTAAAAGAAATCACTAGTTATAAGATTGAAAAGAAAAGAGAACCTCTGAATCTAGAAATACCTGAGCCATTAGAGTTAGAAGGTGTTGAATGGATTATTATTACTAAAGATAATGCTAAAGAAGTATTTGAAAAGATAAAGAATAATAATAACGGTGACTATGCTTTATTTGCAATGACAGATGAAGGATATGAAAAACTTGCTTTGAATTTTGCTGATATAAGAAATAAATTAGCAGAACAAAGACAGATTATTTTATCATACAAAGAGTATTATGAATCGGAGTAATCATGTCAGATATAGAAAAACTTAAAACAGAAATAGCACTACTTAAAAAAGACGCTAAGACAGGTGAGCTTATTCATTTACGATTAGAAGCAACAATAGAAAAACTTACAGAAATTACTATATCACTAAAGAGTATGTTAGTTCAACAACAAACGAAGTTAGAACGAGCAGAGCAAGTAGACGAAGATATCTTTATTACTTTAGAGTCCCGAAGAAAAGAATGGGATAATGAATTAAAAGAATTACACTCTAGAATAACTACCAATAGTAGAGAACTAAGAGAACATCAAGTAAAATCGGAACAGACTATGTTAAATGAACTTAGGTCTATGAAACATCAATTATCTGAAAGAGTTGGTGTACTAGAAAAGTGGAGATGGCTCATTATCGGAGGGTCGATTCTACTTGGACTTATGATGTCTAATCCTGATAGTATGTTATTTGATTTCTTTAGATAATTGCTTGACTTTATTGGTTGATAGTGTTATAATGTGTTTATATGTCATCTTATATCGATATCAAATATATTAATCTTTTATCCACAAGACTAGAAAAATTCAAAAGAAAATCAGACTATCTTTACAATTTCAGATGTCCACATTGTGGCGATTCTCAAAAGTCATCTAACAAAGCCAGAGGTTTTCTTTATCGAAAAAAGACTGATATGTTTTTTAAATGTCACAATTGTGGCATGGGTCAGACACTTGGTAATCTTATCAAACATCTTGATCCTAATATGCATAAAGAGTTTGTATTTGAAAGATTCAAACAAGGTAAAACGCAAGAAGAAAAGCCTGAATTTGATTTTACACCATCAAAAATTTTACAAAAGAAAACTAGATATGATAAGCTATTAAATGAGTTGACATCTTTTGATAGATTAGTAATCACACACCCAGCAAAAAAGTTTGTCTTTGACAGATTTATTCCTAAAGAACATTACGATAAGTTTTATTTCTGTACTAAGTTTTATGAATGGACTAATGAAATTGTTCCTAATAAGTTTCCCTCAATAAGAGACGATCATCCCAGAGTAGTGATACCTTTCTATGATAGAACAGGTAAGTTTTTTGCTTTTCAAGGTCGTGCATTTGGTAAAGAACAGCCAAAGTATATTACTATTAAGTTTGATGAAACGAAAGATAAGATTTATGGTCTTGATAGATTAGATTTAAACAAACCTATAATGATTACAGAGGGTCCTATTGATAGTTTATTCTTAGATAATGCTATTGCTCTTGCAGGTGGTGATGGTAACATTAAAATAAATCATACACAATGTACAATGATATTCGATAATGAACCAAGAAATGAACAGATAATAAATCGTATGATAAATGCTGTTGATAAAAAATTTAATTTGGTCGTATGGCCAAAATCGTTGAAACATAAAGATATTAACGACATGATAATTGCAGGAAAAAGTAAACTAGAGGTGCAAACTCTTATAAGTAATAACACATATTGCGGACTAACAGCATTACAACACATTAACAATTGGAAGAAGGTATAAATGGTAACAGAATCAGACTTGTATGTAACTAAGCGTGGAGATAAGGGAAAAGAATCATTAAACATTGATAAAATTCATTCAATGGTTGGATATGCAACAGAGGGTATTACAGGTGTTAGTGCTTCTCATGTAGAAATGAATAGTGGTATACAATTCTTTGATGGTATTAATACAGAGGACATACAACAGATTTTGATTAAGTCTGCTAACGACTTAATAAGTTTAGAAAGTCCTAACTATCAGTATGTCGCAGCTAGATTATTATTATTCTCCCTAAGAAAGAAACTATTTCATAGATTATGGGAGCATCCAAAGTTTGTAGATCAAATTAAGACTTGTGTTGATACTGGTGTATATGATAAAGCAATATTAGAAAACTATACTGAAGCAGAAATTGATAGAATGGGTATGTGGATTGACCACGAAAGAGATTATACTTTCACATATGCAGGACTAAGACAAGTTATGGATAAATACTTAGTACAAGATAGAAGTAATGGTGAGATTTTTGAAACACCACAGTTTATGTATATGATGATATCAGCAACATTGTTTGCAGAATATCCTAAAGAAAGTAGATTACAATATGTTAAAAAATACTATGATGCAACTAGTAAATTCAAAATCAACATTCCTACTCCTGTTATGGCGGGTGTTAGAACTCCTCTTAGGCAGTTTGCTTCTTGCGTTCTGGTCGATAGCGATGATACTTTGCCTAGTATCTTTAGTTCCGATATGGCTATTGGTCGCTATGTTGCCCAAAGAGCTGGTATTGGAATCAATGCTGGTAGAATTAGAGGCATCAACTCGAAGATTCGTGGCGGCGAAATACAACATACTGGCGTCATTCCGTTTCTCAAAAAGTTTGAGGCAACAGTTCGTTGCTGTACACAAAACGGAGTTAGAGGGGGATCAGCAACAGTTCACTTCCCAATCTGGCACCAAGAAATAGAAGATATATTAGTTCTTAAAAACAATAAAGGTTCAGAGGATAACAGAGTAAGAAAGTTAGATTATTCTATACAGATATCTAAACTATTTTATGAAAGATATATTAGAGATCAAGAAATTACTTTATTCTCACCACACGAATGTAAAGATTTATATGAAGCATTCGGTATGCCAGAGTTTGATGAGTTATATGAGAAGTATGAAAGAAAAACATCTATCAGTAAAAAGAAGATAAGAGCACAAACTTTAATTAATGATCTATTAAAAGAAAGAGCAGAGACAGGCCGTATCTATATTATGAACATAGATCATTGTAATACTCATTCTAGTTTTAAAGATAAAGTTTATATGTCTAATCTATGTCAAGAGATTACACTACCTACTAAACCTTTAAAACATATTGATGATGAAGAGGGTGAAATTGCTTTATGTATTCTATCTGCTATTAACTTAGGTATATTAAAAGATAAAGAAGAACTAGAAGAACTATGCGATTTATCTGTAAGGTCATTAGAAGAAATTATAGACTATCAGCAGTATCCAGTAGAAGCTGCAAAGAAATCTACTGAAGCAAGAAGAAGTTTGGGTATAGGTTATATTGGTCTTGCTCACTATCTTGCAAAGAATAAAGTTAAGTATTCTGATCCAGAAGCATTAAGTATAGTTGATGAGATTACAGAGGCATTTCAATACTATCTATTGAAGGCAAGTAATAACTTAGCAAAAGAAAGAGGTGCTTGTGACTACTTTAATAAAACTAAATACAGCGATGGAATATTACCTATCGATACATATAAGAAAGATGTAGATACATTAGTAAAAAGAAAAAGTAGTTATGATTGGAATGTTTTACGAAAAGATATTAAAGCTCATGGACTTAGACATTCAACTTTGTCAGCACAGATGCCATCAGAAAGTAGTTCGGTTGTATCAAATGCTACAAACGGTGTTGAACCACCAAGAGACTATCTATCAGTTAAGAAAAGTAAAAAGGGAACTCTTAAACAAATTGTTCCTGATTATAATAGACTAAAGAATTTCTACACATTGCTATGGGATATGCCTAGTAACGAGGGATATATAAATGTTGTTTCTGTTATGCAGAAATACTTTGACCAGGCAATAAGTGGAAACTGGAGTTACAATCCAGAGAACTATAAAGATGGCGAGGTGCCAGTGTCAGTAATGGCAAATGACTTATTAACTACATATAAGTTAGGATGGAAAACTTCTTATTATCAAAATACATATGATGCAAAATCAGATGTAGATGAACCTACTCATTCAGTTGGGTGGCATGATGATATAAAAGAAGAAGAAATATCTAATGATGATGTAAATCAGGAAGAGTGCGAGGCGTGTGCAATATAAATGAGTAAAGTATTTAATACAAAAAAAATAGACTGGATGAAACAACCCATGTTCTTCGGTGAAGAACCAAATGTACAAAGATTCGATCAACAAAAGTATCCTATTTTTGAAAAACTAAATCAACAACAACTAGGTTTCTTTTGGAGACCAGAAGAGGTATCATTACAAAAAGATAGAAATGACTTTCAACAGTTATCAGACGAGCAGAAACATATCTTTACATCTAATCTAAAGTATCAAACTCTATTAGATAGTGTACAAGGTCGTGGACCATGCTTGGCATTCTTACCTTTCTGTAGTTTACCTGAACTAGAATCTATGCTTGTTGCATGGGACTTTAGTGAGACAATACATAGTCGTTCATATACTTACATAATGAAGAATATTTATCCAGACCCAACAGCAGTACTAGATACAATTGTTGAAACACCAGAGATTATGGCAAGAGCTGAAACTGTAACAGAGGCATACGATAAGTTTATTACATATGCTCATCAGTATCACTTGAATGAGAAGGGTACTTTAAGAGAAATGAAAAAACTATTATATCTTACTCTTATTAATGTGAATATACTAGAAGGTATACGATTCTATGTTTCATTTGCTTGTTCATTTGCATTTGGCGAATTAAAGTTAATGGAAGGTAGTGCAAAAATCATATCTCTTATTGCAAGAGATGAAAACTTACACTTAGCAGTATCACAAAACATTATTAATAACTATCGTAGAAACGAAAATGATGAAGAAATGTTAGACATTATAAAAGAATGTGAGCCACTTGTTTATGAAATGTATGATATTGCAGTTCAACAAGAAAAAGACTGGGCAACATATCTGTTTAGAGAAGGTTCTATGATTGGTCTAAATGATAAACTGTTAAATCAGTATGTAGAATTTATGGCAAACAAAAGAATGAAAGCGATAGGATTAAAAGGACCTTATGATGCATCAGCAACAAACAATCCATTACCATGGACTCAACATTGGTTGAATAGTCGTGGGTTGCAAAACGCACCACAAGAAACTGAAATCGAAAGTTATGTTGTGGGTGGCTTCAAACAGGATGTAGAAACAGAAACATTTAAAGGATTTAAACTATGACAATAAACCCTAATTTAAAGACTGTATGTGATAATTGTTCTGCTAATTACATAGTAAAACATGATTTACCAGATGATTATTTAGAACAGTTTTGTCCCTTTTGTGGTGAAGAACATGAAGTACATGAAGAAACCATAACTGACATTGATGAAAACTGGAACTAACTGGACATATCAAGGTAATATAGTAGAAGAACTTCCGACTGGTTGTGAGGCATTTGTATATTTAATAACTAATCTAACTAACAATATGATGTATGTTGGTAAGAAGTTAGCAAAATTTAAAACTACAAAGCCTCCACTCAAAGGTAAAAAGAATAAGAGACGAGGCACAAAAGAAAGTGACTGGAAAACTTATTGGGGTTCATCAGATAAGCTTATTACCGAAGTAGAAAAACTAGGAGAAGATAGTTTCTCTAGAGAGATACTATACTATTGTCCTAGTAGAGGTGTTGCTAGTTATCTAGAAGCAAGAGAACAGTTTGAAAGAAAGGTCTTAGAAACAGATGACTACTATAACGGTATTATAAATGTTCGTATTGGTGGCTCAAAAATTTTAAGAGAATCGCTCAAAAAAATATCAAAAAATTAATTTGTCTAAATATGGATAAGTAAAGCTATTTTAGCAATACTTAATCCGAAATTT